AGTGTGTCATAGATTCCAACGATACTGTCGCTTTTCATGGATTGGAGAAAACAAGAACTCAGTTGTTGCCGAGGCGTTCCCGCGTTAAAGTTGGTTGGTGTCGCATGAATGAAATATTTATTGCTCAGCAGGTCATATGTCTCAAACGCACGATCCAGATCCACCGAACCCCATAGTGCCAAAGAGACACGCATCATCAGATGCTGAGGACGTTCCAACGTTTTACCCTTTGTATCACGAAGAAGATATTGTAGTTTTTCAAGGGTTTTGAAACCAAAATAATCCAGAAGATAGTCACGCTGATAGTCGATCCTCGCATTAATGGCATCCCCATGTTTCTTACACAGTTCAACCAACTCCTCTGAAACATTGGAAATCACTTCACCCGTCTTTTCCATCGTTTGTTTGGATAGTTCAAATACCACATCCGTAAATTTATCAGATGTATTACGGTGATGATTGGAGATGGCAATTCGCGAGGCCAGAATACCATAATCCGGATTCGTCGTCATCAGTGAAATGGACAGTTGAGCGGCCAACTCGTCTAATTCCGTGGTTTTCACGCCATCATAGATACGAAGAAGGGTTCGTTGTGCAATCAGAGTCGGGTTCACCTCCAACTCTTTTGCAGCCAACTGAATGCGAAGTAGGACCTTGTCAAAGGATACATCCTCCAACGAGCCGTTGCGCTTAACCACCTTCATACTAATCATGGACATCTTTCCCCGGATTTAATTCTATACGCATTTCATACTTTATACTGTCTTCAATTTTTATATTTGATCGGATTAATTAGAATTCATTCTAATGATTCCAAGTCAATTCTTATATGGAATCCTATTTCTTGTGATTACCATTTTCTTCTCTTATCAACTCGATGTTCAAGGGCATAATCTGGCATCCTCTGCAAAAAACAAATGGTGGCTATCCCCTTCCGATCCTTTGGAGCCCTTCACGGATGTGTTGAATGAACTTCCATCTCCCTCCATGGTATCTCGATCCTCAGAGGACTTGGCCGATTCACCCTTAGTAGAATACCTTCCGGGCAAACCTGCTCCTGTTGAATTACAGAACAAAGCACCTTATCATCTTTTGGAGGATCAATTACCTGTTGCACGCGACCCTTTAACACTTTCCTGTGTAAATAGTCGGTCCTGTTATGCCACCGATACAGAGGCCCATTTATCAAAAATAGGAAATTATCGTCAATTAACCAATAATTATAAGCGCAATTATCCAGACCATTGTTCAGCCCCTCGTCAGGAGTTGGTTTTATCGTTTTACAAACCATCCGCGGTATCCGTTGCATAGGGTTGACCATTTTCGTCTAATTTATGAAATTGGATCATACATGGAGTGCCTTGAAGCGTGGGAGAGGGCATGATTTTTGCCTTTTTGGTCGGTCGTGTCGATTCCGGAATCGTAAATTCTCCGTGTTTGGCTTTCTCTACATCCTCCCAAAAGGTTTTTAACGTAGGCTGTAAGGAGATCCACCATTCTTCATTTCGAACCACCAACTGTTCTGACCATTTCATTAATCTCCACGGTATATGTTCCACGACTTCTTCATTTTCTTCGAGCATGGGTTCCCAGTCATTTGATGCATTTACAGGACTATAACGGTATTCAAATCGCCCAGAAGAGTCTTGCGACAATGGATTACGAATAAAGACAAGAGCAATCATCCCTGAATATTCAGTGGGCCCTTCTTTGGGTGGCTGACGTGAATAGGGTGAAGCAAATTCGGCCTCCACATAATCACATGTTTTGAGACCTGTTACATGAAGTTGCATTTGCATCTGCGTATAATAATCTTTTGGAATGGTCCCATCCATTTCACGCGAGACAGGGCATTTAATTTCAATTAAACGACCCGTTCGAACACCTTTTGGACAATGATAAATAAGACCATCAGGCGATGCAGTACATTTTGGCTGTTGCGGATGATGAAGGCGTCCAAGTTCTTTTATGATTACCTTATGCTTTTCCTCATAAATAAGTTTTACCACTGGTTCAAAACGAATACCCCAATCAAATGCAGTCATTTGATCGGAGTAGACGGCAAGAGGCTGGTTACGAGGTTGATACGGTATCGTTTTTGACATGACTAATTTGGCTCGTTGTCGAGGAGCCGCAAAGAGTTGTCCAAGTTCACTCGCAGAGATAATTTCAGACATCTGACGATACCATTCTTCTGTCCGTTGCTCTGTCTGTTTTCTTTGTAATAATTCATCCAATTGTTCCATGGATGGCTGATCCGATTCATTTTTCGGAAGACTTAATCGTTTACGAAACAAATCCTCATAGGCATCGAGAATCTGATCAATCCATTCCTCTTCTTGATCTGTAAATTCATAAGAATAGGCTAACTCCTCTGCAGAAGTTAGCCATTGTTCAAGTTGAACATAGTCATCAGGATAAGATAACCAATTTTCTAATAAAGTTATCCAATCCTTTACTTTTTGATGGAACTCTGGCATACTCTATTCACCAGAATCAAAATCTTTATTCCCCTTTCTATTTCATTTACTTTGCCTAACGGATTTCAATTTTTTAGGAGGATGCGGAAAAAGTGGGACTCAAACTGTTTGCTACGGAGACGGAGGGGATATCATCCTTTCTTCGCTTTCTTGTTCCAATTTCCTTTGGCTTTTTGGTATTCAATTCATAGTGTAGATGTCCCGTCTCTTCATTTCGTTTCATATCAAGCCCCTTAATCGATAGAATTCGCTGAGTCGCCGTATCATATTGAACAATCTTTAGTGTGTTTAATAGTTTCTTATCTAGGGCCTTTTGAAGATAAACAAACAACTGATCTTTCTCTTCCTTCGTCATTTCATAATGAGGGGAGATCTCTTCAATAAAAAGGCGTAGACGATTCAAACGAAGACCTCGTTCAATCCTATGCCATTGGCGTGAATAGGCGTCTTTTGCCCCTTCTTCCAAAATGGATCGAAGAGGATCCGAACGATCCGATTCTTTTGATTCATAGGATACAGAACGCTTATATGTTTTATGACGCTGAGAATCCATTATGCTATGGTCAGTCTCTTTATATTAAGAAATGCGTCTAGCGTTTAGATCGCCATCAGGTGTTGATGAATGAGATATTGAAAAAGATCATAACATGGATATGGATCAAGATATTGAGAATTAGGTGTGGGCAACCATTGAGTGTGAGAGTGGGGCTGTAGATCGTCCGCTGGCCCAAATGTATAAAATTTCCTCCAGCAAAATAATTCTTCTTTTACTAAGTCTTCTTTTGTCAACTCTTCCCAGTTGTAATAATCCTCCATTTGAAGTTTGGATTCATCCAATTCACAGTATACGACGGATCCATTCTGTCGCGGCGGGGAATGTAAGATAAATCCATTTGGATCCAAGATGTCCTCTTTAATACGCATTGTGTCCTCTTCTTTCCATAATTTGCTACCCGATATGGTTAATATATTCCATTGATATACAATTATATTACCGAGATTCGTTTTATGATAAAGATACGGTAAAATAAACATATTAAGAGCATAGATAGTAAGTCTCTTTAAATGTCACAACCTTCTTATCCGACGAGAGGGACAAATCAACAACGTGCCGCATTTCCTATGCCCCAATTTATGGCACGCACACGTCGCGAAATTAACTCCACGGATGCAATCAATGCTCGACAATTTGAACATTGGCAAACGGCGGGTCGTCATGGAACTTACGATCGCCCGGATGTTAACCAGCAAGTCCCTTTTTATGATGTCATGCCAAATAGTAGCCGCACCACGGATCGTAGTTACCGCTCTCAGCCACGATTTGATCCTGATTTAGAACGTGGAGTCCAAAACCCCTATTTCATGAAATATGATACCACATCCGATTCACGAAATATGACCAGAGAATTACGCGCAAGTGTATATGAAGATAAAAATAATGGATATCAACGTGAATCGAACTCCATTATGGAACGTAATATTGAACACCGTTGGCTTCTACCCGTTGCGCCTGTTCAACAGGCAAGCGTAGTCGATGAATTACGCCCAAAGATGGATGATATCCGTCTTGTCTATCATTCTGTATCACAGCCTCCACGTAAATAATTAATTAAAATCCAAAATAATCGGAGTCGTGTATACCTGTAATTTATTTAAAGAAGAAGGTGTTTGCTTCGTTCGTCTTCTTGTAGTTCGTAGCAGATTCGCCTCTCCCGATAATGTTTTTGGAACACTTTTATCCTCATTGGAAGCAGTCGATGCAGGTGAATGCTCTGTCGAACTAGACTCTTCTACCTGTGCGGTAGATTCAGACTTGTTGCGCTTCTGATTTTGAATTGTCTCCTTCAAATACACATTGTAGCCCGTGCGGATTTCATCCTGATGGTCTTCAATGTAATCCAATATCTTGGTCTCCAATGCCCATCTAAAAAAATTAAGTTTTCCAATGGTGGTCATAAAAGGATCGTGACCTGGAATCTTAAACATAATACGTTCACGTCGGCAATTTGGATCAAAATACTGCTTTGAATAGGCTTTCAATTGCCCCTTATAACTTAAATAGACTAGAAACTCTTGGCCGTTCAATGGGTACCGAATAAAGCACTTTCTACTGTATTTTGTGACAAACCAATCGATAATACGCAAACTAAGTGGTGCGTCTCCGTTTAAATAGCTCAATACTTTTTGAATGTCCGGATGAGTGCTATAAAAACGCTGTAAACTTGAAATTACTAATTCAGGCTTACATTCAATCTTACGCTTACGCGTTTGTGATTCCAACGGAAAGGTGTCCATCGTTCTATCGTCTTTCTTTTTCCATTCTTAGGTTGTCTTCTTTTTAGGTCATATTATGGAGTTATATGTTCTTTTTTACATTTTTAAAGACAAGGATAAGATAGAATGGCTTCACCTAGTGGAGGATCCCTTTTACCAGCGGTTGCTGATCCGAATCCTGTGATTCGTATGACGGGTGGTGGTGTTGACAGTCCGGATCAAGAGAAAGAGTTTGGTGGCTATCAACATTATGCTGGACATTCGAATTCACCGATTCTTCATGACGGCGGCATGGTATCCGCGCCCTTTTATCCTCAAGCAGTAGTGGCCACTGTGCGAGCAGCCTATCCACCCGCAGTCGTTTTACAAGAACAACAACCACAGCCGCCACAACCGCCACAACAACCCTCTCCACTCCCTTCTGTTACTCTCCCTATTCCTCTTATGGCATCTGCCGCTGCTGCATCCTTCGCCTCTGAAATACCCCCTCCAAAATCCCAACAAGAGAA